AATAGTATTGAAGGTATTAATGGTAGTCTCAATAATGTGACAGGATATGCAAGTATATACACTGCCACCAACGTAGCAGGACTTAATGATACGGTGCAGTTTAAGGTAAGGGCAGAGTCTGGCCTTACTATTGACTTCAATATGAGATATAGGATATTTGATGGAGTTATATTTAACGCCTCAATATATTCATGTGTTACTCAGAACTTACTTGGCTTCATTGATTTGTCTCTCTGTGCACCTGACATGAAGATAGCCGATTTCATGAGTGGTATATTGAATCAATTCAACATGGTGGTAGAGAATACAGGTGAAAACGAGTACACCATAGAGCCACTGGTTAACTGGTACACTCTTGGCAAAGTATATGACATCACCACTGCTACTGACTTTGATACTACTGAGATAGCCAAGGTGCCACTATACCGTAAGATCAGCTTCAAGTATCAACAGAGTGAGAGTGCTATGAATAAGTACTATTTACAGTCATGGCAGAAAGAGTATGGTGATACGGAATATATATACCCTTATGATGGTGGTGATTACAATATCCAAGTTCCCTTTGAGAATCTTATGTTTAATCAGTACTACCACTCAGGTGCACCAAGTGGCTTACAGGTAGGATTCTCACTCAATAATGCCCTAGCACCTTATGTACCTAAGCCAGTGATACTATACAGGTATGGAGTGGTATCAGGCTTGCCTCATGATGTAAGGTACGAGGATGGGCTAGGTAACACTTCTCATGATGATATATATACCATGTTCGGACAAGACTATACCGATAGTATTACTAGCATCAAGTACTCTTTGAACTTTGCCCCTGAAACTTCCACCTATCACCTGGTAGCTATACAGCAGGGTATCTTTGCTACCTACTACTTCCAATATCTATACAACCTATACAACCTTAAAAACAGGATCACCACAGTTAAGGCAGTGCTACCTATAAGCATACTAACCAAGTTAAGGTTATGTGATAGGGTGATCATCAGAGATAAGCGTTACATCATCAATGACATAAAGAGTAACCTGAACACCGGAGAAAGTACCTTGAGATTGCTCAATGACTTCATGCCGATTGATCCAGATGATCTCATACCACCAGGAAACGAAGAAGAAGTAGAAGAATGATAATAGAAAACATAGTTAAGATGCTCACACTTGATGAGCACATAGGTAGGAGTGAGCTGATTGAGTTAGCCAAGGGTAAGTACAAGCTACATACTTCTACTAAGGGGGTGTACAAACAAGCACTACGTGAGTTATATATGAAGAGATATGGCAGAAACAAGGGTAATTAATTTAGAGGTACAGGACAACACCAAGAGCCTTAAGGCACAGCTCAAGGAGGCACAGGCTGAGGTGCAGACCTTGGCAGATAAATATGGTGCTACATCCAAGGAAGCAGTAGAGGCAGCTAAGAGAGCTGCTGAACTTAAGGATAGGATAGGTGATGCCAAGGCCTTAACTGATGCCTTTAATCCGGATGCTAAATTCAAAGCACTCAGTGGATCACTCACTGGAGTAGCAGGTGGCTTCTCTGCTGTTACAGGTGCCATGGGGCTACTGGGTACTGAGTCTGAAGATGTGCAGAGGATGATGCTCAAGGTGCAAAGTGCTATGGCTCTATCTCAAGGACTTCAAGCTCTTGGTGAGTCTAGAGATGCCTTCAAGCAATTAGGAGCGGTTGCAGTAAATGCTTTAAAAGGAATAAAAAGCGGAATAGCATCAACGGGGATAGGCGTTTTATTAGTTGCGGTAGGTACGTTAGTTGCTTATTGGGACGATATTAAAGACGCTATGAGTGGAGTTAGTGATGAACAGGAAAAATTAAACCAAAAAACAAAAGCAAATTACGAAGTACAACAAAAGAAGCTAGACAATTTAGGTTCTCAGGATAACATACTCAAACTACAGGGCAAAACAGAACGCCAAATTTTGGCTATCAAAGTTAAGCAAACAGACGAAACTATTAAAGCCCTTGAAATATCCATAGCACAAAGCGAAGCAACCTTAAAAAGCCAAGTTGAGGCTACAAAGAGAAACCAAAATATATTAAAAACTATTTTTAGGGTATCTAGAGAAATGGCTACAGCAGGGTTACGTTTATTAGCCGCACCTATTGACGCAGTTTTAGCCACGGCAAACGCGGTTAGTGAACAATTAGGTTTCGGTAAAATAACTACATTTTCAATTAATGCAGAAATAACAAAGCTTAACAAGAGTACTTCAGAGTGGGCAAGCCGTCAATTCTTTGACCCAGCAAGTACAAAAGCAGATGGTGAAAAAACCATTAACGAACAAAGGGCAACCTTAAATAAATTGAAAAATGATAGGGCAGGGATGTTGCTACAAATTCAAGAACTTGATAAAAAAGCGGCTGAGAAAGGTAAAAAAGATGCAGGAGATGCGGCTAAACAGGCGTCGGAGGCACGTAAAAAATTAATCGACGAACTGAAAAAACAATATGAAGATGAGTTAAAACTAAATGAGGAAACTGAAAATCAAAAGTTAGCCTTAATGCAAGATGGCATAGAAAAGGAAAAGGCATTGAGGCAAGACCAGTTTAATGAGTTCAGGGACAACTTTTTATTGGAACGTATAAAGGAGGAAGAGGATGCATTAAATAAACAATTTGAAGCAGGTAAAATTTCACAAACTGAATACTTCAAGCAATTAGAAGCTTTAAGGCTCAATGCAGAAACAAAACTAACTGAAAAGGAGAAGGAGGTTCTAACAAATGCTCGTGAATTACTCAACAAAGATTTATTAAAAATAGACGAAAAGTACGAAGCTGAAAAAAGAAAATTAGAAGAGGATGCATTAAAAACAGCTCAGGATTTAGAAAAGAAAAGACGTCAAGAGTTTGATGCACAAATAGAGGCACTAGATGAGGAAAACTACCAAGCAAAGTTAACCGATCAACAAAGGGAGATAGGTGCAATACGTGATAAGTATTTTGCTCTGGAAGAGGCGGCCAAGGGTAATGCAGATGCTGAAAAAACAATAGCTGAAGCAAAAGGACGTGAAATAGATGCAATAAATAAAAAGTATGCAGAAGAGGAAGAGAAGCGTAGAAAAGAGGCAATTGCAAGAAATTTAGATATAGCACAAAGTGGTCTATCAGCTATACAAAGTTTAACGGAGTTATTTGGTAAAAAAGGAGAGAAAGAAGCAAGGAGGGCATTCAATGTAAAAAAAGCGGCTCAGATTGCAAGTGCTACCATAGATACATATAAAAATGCGGTGGCGGCTTATGGTTCTCAGTTTGTGCCTGTACCAGATCCTAGCTCACCTGTTCGTGGTGGTATTGCGGCAGGTATTGCAGTTTCGGCAGGGTTAATTAATATTGCAAAAATAGCGAGCCAAAAATTCGAGGGTGGAGGTGCAAATGGTGGAGGCGGTGGAGTCACAGGTGTTGGAGGTATAGGGGCAGGTGGTGCCATGGCTCCTCAGTTCAATGTGGTAGGTAATAATAACATCAACCAGTTAGCACAGCTTCAACAGCAACCTATCAAGGCATACGTGGTAGGAGCTGAGGTAACTACTCAACAGGCACTAGATCGTAACAGAATATCAACAGGACAGCTATGAAAATAATAGAACTAGTAATTGACGAAAATGAGCAAGACCTTGGAGTCTATGCTGTATCAGTGGTAGATGATCCTGCCATTGAGGAGGACTTTGTAAAACTTAGCAAAGTAAAAACTGAGCTTGCCACTGTAGATAATGAGAAGCGTATACTCATGGGGCCTGCCTTGATACCTAACAAGCAGATATACCGTAAGAATGAAAAGCATGGTGAGTTCTATATCTACTTTAGCCAGGATACAGTACGCAAGGCCAGTGAGATATTTTTCCAAAAAGGCTACCAGAATAATGCTACCTATGAGCATGATAAGCAACTTGATGGTATGACAGTGGTAGAGTCCTGGCTTATTGATGATCCGGCCAAGGATAAGAGCACTATCTATGGCTTTGACTTACCAAAGGGTACCTGGATGATCAGCATGAAGGTCAACAATAATGATGTATGGCAGAAGGTACAAGCAGGTGAGGTCAAAGGCTTTAGTATTGAGGGGCACTTTGCTGATAAGTTAGAGATGGCATCCATGAGGACCATGGAGGAGGAGAAAGAATACCTTATTGAGCAGATAAAAAACATATTAAGAGGCAAAGAGCTTGCAGAAGAGAGCTACAATGACTACCCATCTGTAGTAAGAAGGAATGCACAGAGAGGTATAGCACTCAATGAGCGTAATGGTAACAAGTGTGCTACTCAAGTGGGTAAAATTAGAGCTCAACAGCTTGCCAATGGTGAGAAGATAACCATGGAGACCATAAAGAGAATGTACTCCTACCTCTCAAGAGCTGAAGTGTACTACAACCAGGGTGATAGTAATGACTGTGGGTATATATCCTATCTGCTTTGGGGTGGTAAGGCAGGTTTAACATGGGCTAAAAGCAAAATAAATGAAAACGAAGCAAGAAACTAAGAGCAGCCCTCAAGGAGGGAAGCGTGGATGCCTATGCAAAGATGGCAAGTACAGGTCTAAGTGCTGTGATGGTACGCTACAAGCACAAGGTGTAGGCAATATAGGCGGTAAGGTAGCACCTTGATATTCAATAAATTACATTCATAAAGGTATACACTTCTGTGATATCTGAGTTATTAAAGAAAAAACATGAAAGAAAACACTATTTTGAACAGAATAGCGGCTCTCCTTGGCATGAACAAGGTGGAGTTAGCTACTATGAAGCTCGCTGATGGGGTCACTACCCTTGAGGCTGATGCTTTTGAAAGCGGTATGGAGGTAGTTATCATCACCGAAGATGAGCAAAGAGTACCTGTACCGGTGGGTGAGTATGAGCTAGAGGATGGAATGATCCTGATAGTAGCTCAAGAGGGTATTATTGCTGAGATTAAGGCTAAAGAAGAGGCTCCTGAAGAGGAAGCTCCTGCACCTGAAGCTGAGGCACCAATGGTAGAAGAGGAGATGAGTGATGATGCCATCCCGGTTGCACCTAAGAAAGTTATTAAAAGCACTATCGAGGAGATGTTATTCTCTAAGATCGAAGAGTTAAAAGCTGAGAATGATGCTTTGAAGGCAAAACTATCTGAGCAGCCTGTAGTAGAAGAGGCTCCTGTAGTTGATGAGCCTGCTGCTAAGCCTATTTCTCACAACCCAGAAAAGCCAGTTGCTACTCCTACCTTCCAGTGGGGTCAAGCTGCAGGTGTATCTACATTTGATCGTATAATTTCTAAACTTAATAAATAAATAAAAAATGGCTACTTCAATTACTACTTCTTATGTTGGAGAATTTGCAGGCAAGTACGTTGCTGCTTCTCTTTTATCTGCCCCTACTATTGAGAAGGGTGGAGTTACTGTATTACCTAATGTTCGATACAAGCAAGTACTTCAAAAAGTTGCTGATGCCAACTTAGTACGAAATGCTACATGTAACTTTACAGATGCTTCTACTATCACTCTTACTGAGCGAGTGTTGACTGTTAAGGATCTACAAGTGAATTTAGAACTTTGTAAGGCTGACTACTTTCAGACTTGGCAAGCTGCTGAGTTAGGTTTCTCTAACTTCAAAGAGCTTCCTAAGTCCTTTGCTGATTTCATGATTGCACGAGTAGGTGAGCGTGTAGCTGCTAACATTGAGACTGCTTTCTGGACAGGTTCTTCTCTTACTACCGGTAGCTTTGATGGTATCTCTACTCAAGTAGCTCTTGATCCCAACCTACCTGTTGCTCAAGAAATTGCTGCTGCAGTTATTACTTCTAGCAATATAGTTGCAGAATTAGGTAAGATTGTTGATGCTATGCCTGCTACTTTGTATGGTAACCCTAACCTACGCATCTATCTATCTACTAACATGGCTAAGGCTTATGTACGTGCTTTAGGTGGTTTCGCTACTGTAAGCGGTACTGTAGCTAACGTTACCCCTGGTACAGGTGTTAACAACCAGTCTACTACATGGTACAACCAAGGAGCTCTTAGCTTTGATGGTGTTGAGAT